ACACAAGACCAGCAACACCTATTTATACGATTGCTAGGACTAGTGGCTTTGTAGATATCTACCCTACGGCAAACATTGCTCCATTACTACGAGATCAGTTTGATCCTAAGATTGGTAAGTGGGATCAAATAGATCCTTTAAACTATTCACCAGATTCATTCTTATGGGTTGAGGTAGATTATGATATTGATTACAATAACGGAGGTGGTACACTTAATTCTACTGGAACGACAGAGCGATTTATTGTCTCTAATGCTTATTCAACACTCCTAGAGGGCACGAATGCGACTATCAATAACCATATCTTATGGAATACTGACAATAGATATTTGCACGAGCTAGACACTCAGATGCTGCCAGTATTCTTAGGAGCTGATCCATTAACGGGCTTGGATATAGTCTACGGATATGAGGATAGAGTCGTAGCAGATGGCGGTACGATAGAATCGCTACAATGTGCGAATATCGGTCTACGCTACTTGAAGATCTTAAATGACGATGGTACTAGCTATCAGTTTGAAGTTACAGAAACATTTATGGGTGGAGATCTAGCACAAGATAGAGTCATTCTATTGCCCGTTGGTATAGCGAACTTGACTAATAGAAAAGATGCCGTAGGTCTATCGGGTACCGCTCCGTATTTGACTGAATACTACGATGCACAACTGATCAATGGCTTTGGCGAAGTAATAGACGAGCGAAGAATCTACAATGTATGTGAACCGAAGTACACACCTCAACAGATCTTCTTCGTAAATAAACTTGGTGCTTGGGATTCAATCACATTCTTTAAGAAGCAAACAGAAAGTGTAAACATCACGAAACAGAGCTACAAGCCATCACTTGGTTCTAGTGGCTCTATTGGTTTCACTTTTAATACTCAATCAGCAACCAAGCAGAACTACAACTACACTAAAGAAAATCGTATGATCCTAAATACTGGATTTGTAGATGAAGCATTTGGTGATGTTATAGAAGAAATGCTAATGAGCGAAACTCTGTTTATGGTTTATGATAGAATCACTAACAGATCTGGAACTACATTTGAGATAGGTCAATCCTATCGTTGGGTTAATGTCGTTACTACTAACATTGAGAAACAGAAACACATTAACGATAAGACAATCAACTACACTTTAGAGATCGAATACAATGATCTTGAACAGAATCTAGTGGTATGATAGAGGTTTATATTGGTTCAGAAAGGTTAGACCTTTTCAAAGATGAAGATGTAAATATCAAGCTGAGTGTCCAGAACATTAAGGATATAAGCAAGGTCTTTGCTGATTACACACAAAACTTTAGTGTTCCAGCTTCAAGAACTAACAACGCAGTTTTTAAGCACTACTACAACGCTGATATATCGGGTGGCTTTGACGCATCTCTTAGAAAGTCTGCTACACTTATCCTAGACAAAGAGCCATTCAGAGAGGGCAGTATTGAACTGCTAGGAGTCAATATGAAGAATGGTATTGCCGAGAGTTACGAGATCGTATTCTTTTCTGCTGGTGTAAATCTTAAAGACCTATTTGGAGAGGACGAATTGACCGATCTAGATCTATCAGCATACGATCACGAATATACGGGTGCTAATGTGAGAACGGGAGCGGAGGGTGGATTGTTTAGTGCTAATGTCATATATCCTTTGATATCTCCAAAGGAGGCTTGGTTCTACAATAGTGATAACTCATCACATAACGATTTCAATCTAGCTTATCATACTACTAATGATGATCACGGCTTAAACTACTACGAACTCAAACCAGCCGTTAAATTAGCAGCACTTGTTGATGCAATAGAGGCCAAGTATGGCATTACATTTAACAGCACTTTCTTTGCTTCTAGCAAGTTTACCAATCTCTACATGTGGTGTCATCGCAGAGAGGGGTATATGTTTAAAGATCAAGACAACGGATGGAATCCGTCTAATGTTCGTTGGTACGACTATCAGACTGGCAGTAGTGCTTTAGCAGTAGATGGTGCTGGGTGGAAAGTAGGTGCTGGTACTCTTAGTGTAGATCTAAGTTATGATGTAACACTAACTGGAGGCGATGCAGCAGTATATGTATTTATAAATGGAGTACAAGCTGCGGTGCGTAATTATACTACATCAGTAACTGGTGAGACTATTCCATTAAATGGATTAAAGCTAAATGATAGTGTTATCATCAAGTATGGTCCAGCACAAGGTTCTGCTGGTGCTTCATTTAATTTATACATTACAAATTTAGAGTTCTTTAGAACTACATTCCCTACTGGTATAGTAGGTACGGCTGGTACTGGCGGCACGGCATTGACATTTAATAACGATGTAGTGATAGCTGATCAAATGCCAGAGCAGAAGATCTCCGACTTCATCACGGGACTTGTAAAGATGTTCAATCTTACTATTGAAGCTACAACTGCAACTCAATTTACATTAGAGCCATTAGATGATTGGTATGCTAGTGGATCAACATATGATATAACAGACTTCACAGACATTTCTAGTCATAGAGTAAGTAAACCAGAGTTGTATCGTAGACTAAAACTTGAGCATCAATTAGCCGATAGTATCGCTATGCGTCAGCATAGACTCCAAAATGGAGGCGTAGGATACGGAGATCTACGAGCTGACTTTACTTTTGATGGCGGAGAGCTTACGAACCAAACAACATTTGAACTATTACGCTTTGACAAGCTCATAGACACAGATACATCAACAAATGTAAACTTCTTGGTAGGTAAGTCTATCGACAAAGACTTAGAGCCTTATATCGGCTCTCCTATGATTTTCTATTCTGGAGATGTTATTGATATATCTGCTAATCCTATTGGATTCTTAGATGAAACTGGCTTAACTCCAAGCCCAGCAGATCCGATGACTCAAGTGGTATTTATGGCCAATGTAGATAACCAAGTGTCTGACGATGTTACACAGATGCTCACTTTTGGTCTTGAGATTGATCCATTCCACGCTCAAGCGTTTACTCAAACATTATACGGAGAATTTTGGGAGGACTACATAACTGATTTGTACTCGACCAGCAGACGGGTTTACAATTTTAAGGCTATCCTACCTATGACCACTATTTATCAGCTTAAAATGAACGACAAGTTGGTTATAGCTGGTAAGCGATATATCATTAACGAAGTAAACCTTAACTTGAGGACTCGTGAAGCGACACTTGAACTTCTAAACGATGTATGATGAATTTAGGTTTTATAATTGAGCAATTACCAACGGCAGATCACTTAACAGAAGAAGTACAGATTGCAAAAGGTAAATACAAAGTAATTACAACTTGGCGAGAAGCCAAAGAACAGATCAAATGGCTGAAGAAAGAAAAATATCAATAAATGTAAATACTAGTCAAGCCAACGATAGTGTTAATGATCTAAATAAGAACATAAACAAAAGTGGCGATCTAGTAGGTGATTTAACAAGCTCACTTGATAAAATGACTGGTGGCTTTGTCTCTGGTTTCAAAGGAGCTGTTAGCGGCATTAAGAATGGAGTCAAAGCGATGAAGTCTTTGAAGGTAGCTATTGCAGCTACTGGTATTGGAGCTTTGTTGATTGCTATTACTTCATTGACATCTTACTTCACTAAAACACAAAGAGGAGCGGACAAACTAGGCCAAGCTATGAAAGGCATCGGTGCAGTTATTGATGTTCTTGTGGATCGTGTATCGACTTTTGGTGAGGGCTTATTTAAGATCTTGTCTGGAGATTTCAGCGAAGGTGTAGATCTCTTAAAAAACTCATTTAAAGGATTAGGAGATGAGATCCGCAATGAATCTGCCGCAGCAGTAGAGTTAGAGAAAGCAAACCAAAGACTTCAAGATCGTGAGATCGCAATGATTAAGACTCGTGCTGAAACGAGAAGGGATATTGAAGCTGCTAAATTGTTATCTGCTGATCAGACTAAAACCACAGAAGAAAGAGGCGCAGCATTGCAAAGAGCGATAGATCTTGAAAAGAGACTATCTCAAGAAGAAATTGCTATTGCTAAAGAAAGAGCGAGAATCATTACAGAGCAGAATGCTCTTGGTGAATCTTCTAGAGAAGATGTAGAGGCTCAAGCCGAAGCAGAAGCGAGAGTAATTGAGCTTGAAGCAGAAAGAGATGCAAAACTCAAAGAACTCATTGGTACGCTTAGTGGTTATAAGAACGCAGCAGAGGCTAGTGCAGATGCAACTGATTTAGATGCAGAAGCACAAAAGAAACTTAATGAAGAACTTGCCAAGCGTGATGCTATTCTTGCACAACAAGCAGCAGATCTACAAGTAGCATTAACTGAGCAATACGATGCTATTCTACAAGCTCAATTAGATGCACAATCTCAAGAGCTTAATGCAGTTGAGGATAAATACTACGAGCTATTGCAAAACGCAGAGCAGTACGGCTTTGATGAGGCAGAGTTGATTCGTTTGAAAAACGAGGAGATCAACAAAATAAATAAGAAGTACGATGATGAAGATTCTGCTCGTAAAAAGAAAAAAGCAGAAGATGATCAAGCGATACAATTAGCCAATCTACAAGTAGTGGCTGGAGCATTAAATGGTCTAGGTCAATTAGCTGGAGAAAACGCAGCAGCTGGAAAAGCTATCAGCGCAGCAGAAGCCATTATCAATACATATACGGGTGCTACAAAAGCACTAGCACAAGGTGGGATCTTCGGTACTATTGCGGCTGCTGGTGTAATTGCTAGTGGTATCGCTAGTGTACGAAGTATTTATGCTACTGAAGTACCTACTGCTAAACCGACAAGTGTAAGTGTAGGTGGTAGATCTATTGGCGGAGGTGGAGCAACTTCATATAGTAGACCAACTCCTAACATTCCTCGACCACAAGGATTAAATGCAAATATCGGATTTGATACAACGGGTGCTAACTTAGGCAACCAAATAGCACAGAGTCTGCAAGGAACGGCTATGAGAGCATATGTAGTGAATCAAGATATTCAGAGCGCACAGAAGCTCGACAGAAAAATAGAAGAAACGGCAACATTTGGTTAAATATGAAATTTTTTGAATTAGTATTGGATGAGGAAAAACTATTGCACGGCATCGATGCAATCAGTATTGTAGAACATCCAGCAATCGAGGAGGACTTCATTACCCTATCTAAAGACTACAAGTTTGAGTTTAAAGAGGTAGATGAAGAAAAGCGTGTGCTGCTAGGTGCAGCTATGATTCCAGAGAAACCTATTTATCGTAGAGACGGAGATGATGAGTATTATGTATTTTTCACTAAAGAAACAATACGCAGAGCTTCTGAACTATACTTAATGAACGGCAAACAAGGAAACGCCACTTTAGAGCATCAAGACAAGATCTCTGGCTTATCTTTAGTTGAGAGTTGGATCATTGAAGATTCTGAAAAGGACAAGAGCCGTAAATACGGCTTGGAATATCCAATAGGAACTTGGATGGTTAGTATGAAAGTCAATAACGATGATATTTGGAATGAGTATGTCAAAAGCGGTAAAGTCAAAGGATTCAGTATCGAAGGATGGTTTATGCAGCGAGAAGCAGCAATTGAACTCAGCGCAGATCTATCAAGAATCGAGCAAGAGGAAGGAGAACATCTCTTGGCACTTTATCTATTGGGATTGACGAAAGCTAGTATCAAGAATGATAGCCGTTACAAGTCTGGAAAGAAACTTGAGATGGAATCATACAGAGACTATCCCGATAGCGTTTCTAACAACGCTAAAAAGGGCATAGAGCTTAATAAAAAGGTAAATAACAAGTGTGCGACTCAAGTCGGTAAAGTAAGAGCGCAGCAGTTAGCTCAAAAGCAACCATTATCAGTAGAGACTATCAAGCGTATGTATTCTTACCTCAGCAGAGCTCAAGAATACTATGATGCTGGAGACAAAGAAAGTTGTGGGTACATCTCATATATGCTTTGGGGTGGTTTAAGTGCTAAACGCTGGTCTGAAAGCAAATTAAAGGAATTAGGTGAAATCTGAAAATAACCTAAAATTGTAATAAATCGTTGTATAATTAGAAAAGTTCAAAAAAATGAATTTACAAGAAGTGTTCAAGAAAATTGAAATGGCTCTTACTCCTTCCTCAGACAATGCTCCAGAGGTACAAGAAGAAGTAAAAGTTGAAATGGCTACAATGAAATTAGCGAGTGGCGTTATGGTCGAAGCTGAATCATTTGAAGCTGGTGAAAATGTGTTCTTGCTAGGTGAGGACGATGAAAAAGTTGCAGCTCCAATAGGTGAGCACGAACTTGAAGATGGTCGTATCCTAGTTGTCGAGGAAGAAGGCGTAATCGCTGAAATCCGTGAAGCAGTTGCTGAAGAAGAAGCTCCAGAAGTGGAAGTTGAAGTTGAACAAGCGGCTGAAGAAGAAGAAATGGCATATGTTACTAAAGAGGAGTTTGAATCAGCAGTATCTGAGATCAAAGAAATGATCGCAGCTATGATGCCTCAAGAAGAAGAAATGTCTGTTACTGAAGAAGTAATTGAGGAGAAAGTAGAAATGAGTGCTGACGAAGTTCCAGCCGCTAAGAAAGTTGCTGCTGCTCCAATAGAAAACAAGCCAGAGATGCATCAGTTTGCTACTAAAGGTCGTAAAGATGCTTTGGCTCGTGTAATGAGTAAATTATCCTAAATTTAAATAAGAAGAAAAAATGGCTACAACCACTTCAATCACTACCACTTATGCTGGTGAATTTGCGGGGAAATACATCTCTGCTGCATTGTTGAGTGCCGACACACTTGAAGGTGGCGGTATCACTATCAAACCTAATGTTAAATACAAAGAAGTAATCAAGACTTTGTCTACTGATGCTATCGTAAAAGATGCAACTTGTGATTTCTCTGATACTTCTACATTGACTCTTGCTGAGAAGATCTTGCAACCAGAGGAGTTCCAAGTGAACCTTGAATTGTGTAAGAAAGATTTCCACAGCGATTGGGAAGCGATTTCAATGGGTTACTCTGCATTTGACGAGTTACCAAGTAACTTCGCTGACTACTTGATCGGTCATGTTGCTGCTAAAGTAGCACAGAAAACTGAGCAAACTATCTGGACTGGGGCTACTGCTAACGCTGGTGAGTTCAACGGATTTGCTGCTTTGTTAGCTGCTGATGCATCTGTTGTAGATGTAACTGGTACTTCTGTTACTGCTGCGAATGTTATTACTGAAATGGGTAAAGTAGTAGATGCAATCCCAACTTCAGTTTACGGAAAAGACGATTTGTACTTGTATGTATCTAGCAATGTTGCTCGTGCTTATGTTCGTGCTCTAGGTGGCTTCGGTGCTTCTGGTCTAGGTGCGAATGGTGTGAACAATCAAGGTACTACTTGGTTCAACAACCAAGATCTAGCCTTTGATGGTGTTAAGATCTTTGTTGCTTCTGGTATGGCTGACAACGAAATGGTAGCTGCACAAAAATCAAACTTGTTCTTCGGTACTGGTTTGTTGAGCGACCACAACGAAGTTAAATTGCTAGACATGGCAGATCTTGACGGATCTCAAAATGTTCGTGTGGTAATGCGTTACACGGCTGGTGTTCAGATTGGTATTGGTGCAGACATCGTTTACTACACCTAATCAATAGGTATTTAATAACCATAGAAAGGGTAGGTGGGTTCAATCTGCCTACCCTTTTTTAATACATAGAAACAAATGGCTTGTACATTAACAAAAGGAAGAAACGAACCTTGTAAAGATGTAGTTGGTGGTATTACCTCTGTATACTTTGCAGACTTTGGTACATTAGGTGCTATCACTTACGATGGAACAGATACCGATGTGGTAGACTCATTCGGTGGTACTCCAGATTGGTTTGAATTCAAAGTAAAAGGTAACTCTAGCTTTGAGCAATCAGTAAACTCTAGCCGTGAGAACGGAACTACATTCTATGAGCAAACTTTGAATCTTACATTTAAGAAGATGTCGAAGCAAACTCATAACGAATTGAAGCTACTCGCATATGCTCGTCCGCATGTAATCATTGAAGATAACAACGGCAACAAGTTCTTGATGGGCTTGGAGTATGGTGCTGAGGTAACTGGTGGTACTATTTCTACTGGTGCTGCTATGGGAGATCTTAGCGGATACACTTTGACATTTACTGCTCAAGAGAAAATCCCAGCGAACTTCGTAGATGCTACGATTACTGCTGATGCTTCTGTAATTAGCGACATCTAATAGTCGTAATTGCTTAAATCAAAAAAGCCCTTCCATTACGGAGGGGCTTTCTTTTTAGTAGGAATTGCACCTACTTAGTGAGAGATGAATGGCAAATATAACCATTCTAATTGTTTTGGGTTTTATAATTGATGATTATTGTAGAAGAAAATACAACGGCAACGATTAAGATGTATTTGAGAGATTTCACAACGGAATCTTTTGAAATAGAAATCATATCTGAAGATGAAAGAAAAGAGGTGGTTGATACTACACTTTCTGGTACTTATGATGATTTCAGAAAAGTCTTGACATTTACATATGATGTTTCTAGCTTAGTGGCTGAATCATTTTATGTAGTAAAGATCTGGGAAGCTTCCAAAGTGAAGCTCTTGTCTCAAGATCGTATGTATATTATACCATCGGGATCTGATGTTTCAATATATCAACCTAAATTAGCGACAACAGAGAAAACGATGAACAACGAATTTAAGATTTATGGCGAGTAATGGATTAAACTTCGTACAACTATCAAGTTATACGAGCCCAGTAATTTCTGAAAACTCTCGTAAGGGTTGGGTAGAGTACGGAGAGGATAACAATTACTTCAAGTACCTAATTGATCGTTACAACGGATCACCTACGAATAACGCAGTTATATCTGGAATCATTGATATGATCTTCGGTAAAGGTATTGATGCTACTGACTCTGCAAAGAATGTAGATGGATACCTACAACTTCGTAAGCTCATTAACGAAGATGAGTTAAAGAAAGTCATCAACGATTACTATATGCTCGGTAATGGAGCGTTTCAAGTAATTTACAACAGAGATAAAACAAAGATCGTTGAGGTATATCATATGCCCGTAGAGATGATCCGAGCTGAGAAGTGTAACTCTGATGGAGAGGTTGAAGCGTATTACTACGCCTATGATTGGTCAGAGGTAAGATCTAAGAAGGGTGTTGAAAGAATACCAGCATTTGGCTACGGAGAACAAGGAGACAAGGTTGAGATCTTATATTTCAGACCTTATCGTAGTGGTTCATACTACTATTCACCCGTTGATTATCAAGGTGCGTTACCATACGCAGAACTAGAAGGAGAAGTTGCAAACTTCCATATCAATAATATCAAGAATGGACTTGCTCCGTCTATGATCGTAAACTTCAATAATGGAGTTCCACCAGAGGAGGAGCGTGATATCATTGAAAGTCAGATCAAGCAGAAGTGGAGTGGTTCAAGCAATGCTGGTAAGTTTATCCTAGCGTTTAATGACGATTCAAATTCTGCGGCTACTATTGAGCCCGTACAACTATCTGATGCTCATAATCAGTACGAGTTCTTGTCTCGTGAGAGCCAACAGAAGATCTTGGTCGGTCATAGAATTACAAGCCCGATGTTATTCGGTGTTAAGGACCAGACTGGTCTAGGGAATAACGCAGACGAAATAAAGACGGCATTTCAGCTCTTTGACAACTCGGTTATTAGACCTAAGCAAGAGCAAGTGATAGCAGCTCTAGACAAGATCCTAGCATTTAACAATATCGCTCTTAACCTTTACTTCAAGACATTAACTCCTATTGAGTTTATGGATCTCGAAGATGTAAAGACAACAGAAACTCTAGAGGAAGAAACGGGAGTGAAGATGTCTGTTGTTCCAAACTTTACTAAAGAGGCCGAGAACGATTGGATTGAATACCTAGCCGATAAAGGAGAGTTCGTAGATGACGAAGAATGGGAATTGACGGCAGTACAAGATGTAGAGGATGCTGATAGAGAGGACGAAATTGTTGAAGCTATAACTAGTGTAGCTATGGCGGCAGTAAGCTCTTACGGAGACGCTGAAGCTCGTTCATCGCAAGATGCTGGTATGTACAAGATTCGTTACCGATACTCTGGAGGACTAAAAGACAACTCAAGACCATTCTGTGTAGAAATGGTAGGGCTATCAGAAGGCGGTAAAGTATACCGCAAAGAAGATATCAATCAGATGAGTTTCTCTGGAGTTAATGGAGGTCTAGCACCAAAAGGTAGATCTACATACTCGATATTTAAATACAAAGGCGGAGCATATTGTCATCACAAGTGGCAAAGATTAATTTATGTGCGTAAGCGTAGCGGTGGTAAATTCTTGCCTAAAAGTGAGACAGAAGCCCTAGAGAACGATAAGCGAGTAAGCCCTAGTGTAGCATCACAAGCTGGTGTTCCCGAGAGCAAGATCAATCCGAAGGATTACGATATTGCAAGTACTCGCCCGATAGATATGCCGAACAGAGGAAAATTGAACTAATATGGCACAAGTATTATTTGTTTCGCCTAGCGATGTGATCAAGAGAACGGGCATCAACGGAAATGTTGATCGTGATCAGATGATCCAATTCATTAAGATCGCTCAAGATATCCACATTCAAGGGATTCTAGGCACTAAGCTCTTTAATAAGATCGCTAGTGATATCAGCGCAGATACGCTCTCTGGCGATTATTTGAGCTTGTTCACGAACTATATTCAAGATATGGTTATACACTTTGCCGCTATTGAAATCTTGCCTTACATTCACTTTAAAGTAGCAAACGGAGGGATCTACACTAAAGGTGCAGAGAACGGAACGAATGTAACAAAGGAAGATCTAGACTACCTAGTGCAAAAGGAAAGAGATATCGCTGAGCATTACGCTCGTAGATTCGTAGATCATATGGCGTTTTACAATTCTTTATATCCCGAATACAATACTTCATCTAACGATGATATGTATCCAAGTAAAAACCAAAACTTCAACGGATGGGTTTTATAGTTAAGCAAACATACAAGCCGAAGCAAGAGAATATAACCAAGCTGAAGCAGTATCTGATGAAGAAACAGAATAAAAAATGAGCTGGGGAAAAATATATTGCGAAACTTATTGGGGTAAGAGATCTCAAACTACATTAAGCATTCAGAACGAGGCGGCTATTGCTTGTTTTGCTCCAGCAGATGATTATGTAGACCAATTCACTACGAGGTTAGAGGCTGATGGTGGTTCTATTGAGGGCTGTGCCGTTAAGGGTCTGCAAGGTTTAGGGATGTTGAACTATTACAATGTGTTTGACTCTTACAAGGATAGAATGGTAGAAGATGGTGCAGTCGTAGAAGCGAACTGCTTGAATGATAAATTATTTGAATTAAACTAATATGGCAACTATTTACGATAAAGCATCGTTAGTAATGATTCCGTCTGGTGTAAAAGACGGCAAAGCGTATTCCATCAAACCAACGGACGGAAGCGGAGACTTTACATTTTCAAGAGGAACGGACACGGCAACCCGTGTGAATGCTTCGGGATTGATTGAGAAGGAGAGAGGGAATCTTTCTATAAATAGTCAAAATGGTTCTGCTTGGGGTTCTTCTGGTGTTACTATTGATTCAACTACTGCGGCAGATTTTCTCGGAGGAAATGATGCGGTTACTATTACTGCAACTGGCGGAGGCGCAGCCTATGTTTATGCTGATGACAATATCAGCGTAGTAAGTGGTGTTGTTTATACTGGTAGCGTTTATGTGAAAAATGTAGATGCAGATTATGTGCAACTTACTTTTGCAACCTCTGCGTTTGGTTCTGCTCAATACAGAAACTTTGACCTAACTAATGGAACATTAGGAGGCGGATTAGGCATTGATGCTAAAATAGTAGATGTAGGCGGTGGCTGGTATAGATTGAGTATTACTGCGGTAGCAACGGCTTCTGTTTCAACGGCTTCTTTAGTAGTTCTTGTTTCTCCATCAGCAAGTGCATCACGGATTCAAGCGGCTACTGCTGGTCAAACATTAACCGCTTTTGCTATCCAACTTGAAAGCGGCCTCGTAGCAACGGACTATATAGAAACGACAACGGCAGCCGTCTACGAAGGCATCACGGACAACCTACCGAGATTGGATTATTCGGGGGGTGCTTCTTGCCCGTCTCTTTTATTGGAGCCGAGTCGGACGAATCTTGTAACGCAGTCGGAAGTATTCAATATAGATTCTGCTTGGTTTTCAAGTGGTAGACCCGTAGTGGAAACTAATGTAACCACATCACCCGAAGGTCTTTTAAATGGTTCAAGACTTACATTTGCCGCAACACATACGCTACGCTATGCGCCAGAACTTACTTTTACTAATGGGTATTCTTATTCCATTTTTGTAAAAAAGGACATTGGTAGATATGTAACGATTTCCGCACTATTCTTCACCACTTCGGCAACCATTGGTTTTGATTTAGATGAAGGTACTTGTCAAGCGGGTGGAGTAATAGAGCCTTATGGAGACGGATGGTATCGTATTTCGGTTTCTAAAAGTGTAGCGGGAGATGCTGATAAGAGCGGATATTTCTATTTGTATAGCACCGATACATTAGGTGGCACAAGTTCAACGAGTGGCAACCAATTATATGTATATGGCGCACAAATTGAGGAGGGAAGTTACCCCACATCCTACATCCCAACCTATGGAACATCTGCGAGTCGTGCGGATGATGATTGTAGTAAGACTGGTGTTGCTGACCTTATCGGCTCAACAGAGGGTACTATATTTTTAGAGGGTGCTTATAATCGTGCAGCCTCTGGAAATAATGTGTTTTTTGAACTTATAAATTCCCCTAATCAATTGGTGTTATATATGGATAGCGGTACTAACGAATTAAAGTTATACAATAGCGAGAATCCTACAAATAGACTTACTTTGAGTTCTGGCGATAATAGGGGTGTAAATCACAAGATAGCCATAGCATATAAAGACAATGATTTTGCCGTTTATCGTGATGGTGTAGCACAGAGCGTAACTGGTACTAATTTAGCACCTACTGGAATGGCTAACATTTATGTAGGTCAAAACCGAACTGGAGGTGAAGTAGGACAAAGCGTATTTAAACAAATTCTACTATTTAAGACTCGTCTAACCAATGCCGAATTAGCGGCACTAACTGCATAATCAATGGAAGTATTCAGAAAATATGGTTTTTCCTCGCTTGAGGCTTGGAATACCGCTAAAGCGTTAATCACCAAAACAATCCAAACACCACAAGGTGAACAAGAGGTGTACACCGATGCGGTGGTAATGGTCGTAGAATTAGGCAACCTTTGCGAGACTTGGGGAACGGATGAAGAAGGCAACCCAATATGTGAGGTTACAAGCCCTCTTTATAGCGTTGATGTCCTTTGGACTAACGAACCTTTGGCGGCTTGGGATAGTGCTATCGTATGGCCAGTCCCAGTAGGTATTCACACCTTTGGTTCTAAACACGCTGAGGAATATGCTAAAGCGTACTGCGAGGCGAACCCCGAGGCGGAGTATTGTAATCCACCAGCACCCGAAGATCTAGTATAATGTCAAAAGATAGATATAATGTTCCTCAAGATAATAGGAGAGGATGTCTATGCAAAGATGGTAAGCGGTATTCGAGAGAATGTTGCGAAGGCAACTATTGGAATCAAGGCATTGGTAAGATCCGAAAAAATGAAACTGAGTAAAAACCTAACTCTTGCTGAGGTTACTAAATCAGCTACTGCTATCAAACACGGGATCTCTAACCAGCCAACTATTGAGCATATGGAGAATCTCAAGGCGGTAGCTGAAAATGTATTCCAACCAATAAGAGATTACTTCGACAAGCCGATAGCAGTTACTAGTGGTTACAGATCACAAGAACTCAATGAGCTTATCGGTGGTGTATCTAGATCACAACATTCAAAGGGCGAAGCTCTAGATCTTGATGCTGATGTTTTTGGAGGGTTAGAGAACTATCAGTTGTTTCATCGTATAAAGGACCATACAGACTTTGATCAGTTGATATGGGAGTTCGGTGATGATGAGAATCCAGCTTGGGTGCATGTAAGTTATAGCCGCACTAAAAACAGAGGTGAGGTTTTAAAAGCCGTAAAGCAAAACGGCAAGACTATCTACAAGAAATGGTAAAGCGTTGTTTAAATAACTTGCGAGAGATCTTCTTGTATGCCGATTCTCAGCCTACTGAGATAATGCTAGGTATGCTGAACTTCATTTTGCTATTACCAGCAACTATGATAGAACTTGGCTGGATTCCTATTTATCAAATTACTGGAATCATAGTCGGTGGCTTTCAATTATTTGCAGTAGCAAGACAAAATATAAATATGCGCAAAACTGCCTCTTTCTTGAGTTTTGTGGTTTTTACTATGACGATTGTTCTTTACGGATCTTGCGGATATTTCTGGAAAAGTGCAAGTCATTGGGGTTGGGTGGTTTTATGGCTATCCTCATTAAGTAGCGTAAAAAGAGTAACAACGGAATACTACCATAAGCAATGGAACAACAAGGCATAGCTATTGCTATCATTACGGCTCTTACAAGTGGTGCAGCTTGGAAGTTTTGGGAGCAGAAGATGAAAGCAAGACAAGAAGAAAAAGAACAAAACAGAGCTGAAGACTTTGCGTATCGTGATGATCTAAAAGCACGAGTCAGCCGCCTTGAAGCTTTATTAGAGCAAAGCAATACTCAAGTTCTAGAGCTAACGGCTGAGGTCCACGCCTTACGAACTGAAGTAGGTTTCTTGAAGAAAGAAAACGAAAGATTGAAGAATATATGATTGATCGCATACTAGGTAATTGGAAAACAACTACTGCTGGTGTGATCTTATTTGCATCGGGTATGGTTCTCGTAGGATTTGAAAAAGCTACATTGACAGAGGCTGGTACTTTCTTTGGTGTAGCATTTGTATTATTTTTCTCAAAAGATAAATTATGAACGACACAGATTTTGGCTTCGGAAACGAATTTGATGATTTCGTAGATGAACTAACAAACAAGGAGCAACCTAGTTGCAACATTGATAATCCAGAAGATTGCGAAGCATGTGGGTCGTAACAAAAACAAGAGCAGTTCTGATAGGGCTGCTTTTTTTAACTACGGGATGTGGTGCGAAGTGGCACCTAAATCGTGCGATTGCAAAAGATCCAACCATACTGGATCGAAAAGAGATTGTACTGGACACGATAGTGATAACAGAAAATAAGCTGCTCACAGACACTTTAGTGCTTCGGGAGTATGATACCATTAAAATAGAAAAAGATGGCGTTAGAGTGTCTCTAAATCGCTTATACGATACAATTCAAGTAGAGGTAGAATGTCCATCTGATACGATAGAGATCTCAAAGGTCGTAGAAGTGCCTCAAATTATCTATCAAGACAAAAAGTTCAATAGAAATCATTTATACCTATGGATTGTCTCATTTTTTGTCTATACCTTAGCCTTAGTTAAGTATTTAAATAGATAATGAATAAGACTTGTACAAAGTGCAATACTAATAAAGAACAAGATGAGTTCTATAAGAACTCTAAATACAAAGATGGTTATACAACCTATTGTAGATCTTGTATGAATGAGTATAAAAAAGAAAAGTATTATGCTGGTTCAAAAGAGGATTACACTAATCACTTCTTGATTCATTTTGGTTTCTACGATAATAATATCGTTAGGAAAGTATCCGACTTGAGTAAATACCACATTCCAGATGCACTTTAAAGAAGCTCAAAAGATCTCTGTTATGCTTACAGAAGATGGATGGACTGCTTGGGCAGTAGATGGATTCTATGTCAATCTTATGCTAGATGGTGTATTGTATGAAATTAAAAAAGCAAAAAGACAACCTAATGAGAAATAAACAGATTGATGAGATACTTCATCATATGGCTATGTTATATCAAAATCTTGGTATTGATTCAACAGAACAAGAAAGAGATGAAGCAAAGCATAATGAATTATTACTTATAGGTAGGATCGCTGAACTAGATCCAGAGTATGCTTCCAGACTACATCATGACTGATTATGCTAAAATAGAAATTGAGCTCGGTAAGATTCCATCTTTGAACAAGTTCTATTCTTCACCACATTGGACTTTTAGATCAAGAGAAAAGACCAAGTGGAAAGCTATCGTATCGGAGCAACTCGATTACGATTTTAAATTTGAGTATTGTATCATTACTGCAAAAGTCAATTACAGATACGATCTAGACAACTGCATTATGGCAGTTAAGTTTACTCAAGATGCTTTAGTAGATGCTGGTATGGTTATAGACGATAACAAGAAATTTATCAGAGCAGTCCGCATTGAACCAGCACTAGATCTTCCTAAAGATTCCTCAAAAATCATCATCGAAGGCAAAATTGTCAAAAAATAATTTTCATATCTGAGGATCTCTGTTTAGTTTTGGATTGTTAATCAATTAAATAGAGAGATGGAAACAATTAACCTTTATCAGATCTTAGATGATCTACAATCATTCGCAGATAACTTAGGTAGCGAGTGGATGAAAGAGCGACTACATATGTTAGAAGCTCAAGTCGCAGTTTTAGAAATGCAATCAATCAATAAATAAATTATGAAGAAAGCAAAAGTGGTTTCGGTAACACCGAAAGGAGATTTCGCCTTTAACGGCAAGACATTCTACAAATTCTTTGTATCTCTAGACAACGGAGATACTGGAGAATACAATTCTGTAAAAGCTGACCAAGACAAGTTTGTAGTAGGTCAAGAAGCAGAGTACGAACTAACCTCTAATCAGTACGGCAATAAGATCAAGCCCGTATATTCACAAGGAGGTGGTAACTATTCAAGCAATAGTTATTCAAAAAGCAATTACTCATCAAACTCTGACGATAAGCAGAAGATGATTGTAAAGCAATCTTGTCTTAAAGCGGCAGTAGATCTTCTAAAAGACAAAGGAGCTAAGAGTACAGATGTACTGAAAGTTGCAGATTCTTTTGTAGCTTGGGTAATGCAAGAAGATCAAAAAGAAGAAACAACATACAATGCTCACTTCTCAAGCCGAGAAGAAAAGCTACAAACTGCACAAGCCATAGTAAACGGCCAAGCAGTTGATGATGACTTACCATTCTGATTTATTGATTGTGTTAGGTAGAGGGGAGCAGAGATGCTCCTCTTTTTTTTCCCTAATTTATAGATATTAAAAATTTATTGTTAATTTAGATTTATGGTAAGACACGAACATATTGTAAGCTCAAGCGACACGATTCGTTATCTAGAAAAAGCAAGAGCTGGTAAGATCTCTGAAGCATCTAGATTTGGAGTTGCAGAGATTGACGATTACATAAGATTTAAGCAAGGCAATTTCATAGTGATTACGGGACACGCTAATGTCGGAAAGACTCACACGATGACATATCTGCAACTGCTACATACTTTAGAGAACGGCACAAAGTGGCTGATCTATTCTAGTGAGAATGAAGTTCAATCTTTGCAAAGAAAAATTATTGAATTTATGGCTGGTAAGCCTATTAATCAGATAGAGGAAGCAGAGTTCTGGAGACATCACTCTTTCGTGGAGGGCCATTGGGCATTTATCAACTCCGAGCTAATAGTTAATGCTTTTGAATTATTAGAGATAGCCAAAGAAGTATATTCAGCTTGGGAGTTTGAAGGTATGATGATAGATCCATACAACTCGCTAACTATACGAAAAGAAGATCTCAAAGGAATTTCTACACACGACTATCATTATGAAGTTACTAGCCACATAAGAAAGTTCTGTAAGGAATACGGAGTTACAACCATTCTTAATACTCACCCAGCTACTGAAGCTCTAAGAAAGACACACAAGGGTTCACATCCATACGCAGATCACACTATGCCACCAATGGCTAGTGATGTAGAGGGTGGTGGTAAATTCGTGAACCGCTCTGACGAGTTCTTCGTTATACACCGATATACGCAACATCCAACAGATTGGATATTTACCGATATTCATGTTAGAAAGGTAAAAGAGCTTGAAAGCGGTGGCCGACCTACTAGTTTAGATGGACCAGTCCGACTTCA